TATGGCAAAATTATTTGGGTTCTCTATTGAGGACGCTGACACATTACCAAAGGATGCCGTTTCCCCCGTACCGCCTAATGATGCGGACGGGGTAGAGCATTATATGAGCAGTGGATTTTTCGGATCCTATGTTGATATTGAAGGTGTATACAGAACAGAGTTTGAATTAATTAAAAGATATCGTGAGATGGCATTGCACCCTGAGTGTGATAGTGCTATTGAAGACATTGTTAATGAAGCAATTGTCGCAGATACTCACGATTCTCCTGTTGAGATTGAACTCTCTAATCTTAATGCTAGTGATGGTATTAAGAAAAAACTTAGAGCTGAATTTAAATATATTAAAGAACTATTAGATTTTGATGCAAAAGCACATGAGATCTATAGGAATTGGTATATTGATGGGAGACTTTATTACCATAAGATGATTGATTTAAAAAATCCTCAAAATGGTATTGAAGAATTACGTTATATTGACGCAATGAAAATGCGTTACGTTCGTAAACAGAAGAAGAAAGAATCAGATAAGTACAAACAATACGTACCAAAAAGTGATAATCCAGAAGATTTTGAGTTTCCTGAATTAGACGAATTCTTTATTTACAGTCCTAAACAATCATATCCTGTTGGAAGTCCAGCAGCTATGGGTGGTATGGGTGGAATAAAGATGACAAAGGAATCAATTGCTTATTGTACGTCTGGATTAGTAGATAGAAATAAGGGATCAGTCCTTTCTTATCTACATAAATCAATCAAATCTCTCAATCAACTTAGGATGATTGAGGATAGTTTAGTTATATACAGATTATCAAGAGCACCAGAAAGAAGAATTTTCTATATTGATGTCGGAAACTTACCAAAGGTAAAGGCAGAGCAATATCTCCGTGACGTAATGATGAGATATCGGAATAAACTTGTCTACAATGCCGATACAGGAGAAGTGAAAGATGACAAGAAGTACATGGCAATGCTTGAAGATTTCTGGCTCCCTAGAAGGGAAGGAGGTCGTGGTACTGAAATTTCTACTCTTCCAGGAGGTCAAAACCTTGGAGAGATCACGGATATTGAGTACTTCAAAAAGAAATTATATAGGTCGCTCAATGTACCCCCATCAAGAATGGAGGGAGACGGAGGATTCAATCTGGGAAGATCTTCAGAGATATTAAGAGATGAAGTCAAATTCAGTAAATTTGTTAGTCGTCTGAGAAAAAGATTCTCTACGTTATTTAATGATTTATTAAAAACTCAATTACTTTTGAAGAACATTGTAACCCCAGAAGACTGGGAAACAATGAGTGAACATATACAATATGACTTTTTATATGATAATCATTTTACAGAATTAAAAGAAGCAGAGTTATTGAATGAAAGGTTAGCACTTGCAGCAACCGCAGAACCATATATTGGTAGGTATTTTTCACAAGATTATCTAAGACGTAAGATTCTTCGTCAAACAGATGAAGAAATTTTGGAGCAAGATAGAATAATGAAACAAGAAATTAAAAAAGGAATAATACCTGATCCAAATGCACCAGTTGATCCACAAACAGGAGCACCTTTAGGTGATCTAGGAAAACCAGTTGTTGAAGAAGATCCAGATGATTCTGCTTCAAAAGAAGTTGAGGCAGATGGTGCTGCCGCAGAATTTGATGCTGGAATAGTTTTACCTAAAGGTGGAGAAATCTAATGTCTGTTGGAGGAAAAAAAGATTCCTATGATTTTTACAGACAAGAAGATGATTTAGATTGGCATGTTGATCAAAGATTAAATATTAGGGAAATAAGAATGATTTATAGTTCTATAAGTCACTATCAAAGAAATTGGGAAAAATATAATGGAGGTAGACCTCCAGAAGAAATGGATTTTTTAAATTGGTACAAAACATCCTTATTTACCATGATAACTGATTATAATTATTATCATCATGAGGTTGATACTCCTAGTGAGAATGATACATAAATATTAAAGATTACTCACATAATTTAAATATGCCTGACACTGATATGACCGACGTTCAAAATGAAGTCCAAAGTGACGATCAACAAGACGTTCAATCTGAATTAATGGATATGATTATTGCAGATGAATCACCATCTACAATTAGCGATAGAATAAAAGATATGCTTTTTGCTAAGTCTGCAGAAAGAGTTGATGGTTATCGACCTGATGTTGCAGCAGATACTTTTGGTGATGAAGAGGCAGCAGCAGCAGTTGCAAACGCAGCAGCAGAAATAAGTGGTGAAGCAGCCGCTGAAAGAGAGGCAGAAACTGAAGTTGATGTTGAAGATGTTTCTACTGAGGAGTAATTATAAATAAATAAGACAATGAATTCTAATCGATAATGGCGTTTCAAGGTATTGGTAATGTCGCAAGTATTTCAATTTCGGGATCTGCGTCAACTACTGGAGTACAAGCACAACAATCTCCATATTTAAGAGTTGTAGCAGTTGGTGCATCTTTTGCTCATGTTGCGATTAGTACTAATCCGCAAGCAGCGACAACAGATACGGTGGTTGTTAATAACAAACCAGAAGTGATTTCTTTGGGACAAAATATTTCCCAAAGTATCGCTGGTATAGTTACATCAGTTGGTGATGGAGTTACTGGAGTTGCAACCTTGACTGTTCCTGATGGTTATGGAGCACAATTTGTAAAGGGTAACCTTTTAAATTTAACAGTTGTGCAAGGTGTAGGATCTACTGATGCTCAACCTTATTTCAATACGACAGGTTTACTTGTAGATAACGTCATTGGAAAGAAAGTCACCTTAGGTGATGTTCAGACTAAGATTATAGTTAGTGGTGCTAGTTTGATTGGAATTTGCACAGCGTTGTTCCCAGAAAATACTTTAGAAGCAAGAAAAGCGTTTAGAGTTAGCACCGTTGGTGATGGGGCATCCAATGGTACTTTATATGTACAACAAATTCAAAATGCTGGAGGAAGTATCTAATGAAACTCATTAGAGAGGAAATAGAGTCCGTTAAATTTATTACTGAGAAATTAAAATCAGGTAAACAGGCACTCTACATCGAAGGTGTATTTCTACAAGGAAATATTACGAACAGAAATGGTCGTATGTATCCAATGGAAACACTCAGACGTGAAGTTGGTAGATACAATGAATCCAATGTAACAAGTGGTAGAGCACTTGGAGAGTTGGGTCATCCAGATAGTCCAACTGTTAACTTAGACAGAGTTTCGCACAAGATTGTTTCATTGAAAGAGTCTGGTTCCAATTTTGTTGGAAAGGCAAAAATTCTCGACACACCAATGGGTCAAATTGCATCATCTCTCATCAAGGAAGGTGTTAAACTTGGCGTATCTTCTCGTGGTATTGGTTCTCTAAAACCAACCAAAGAAGGATTTAACGTTGTTGGTGATGACTTTATGTTAGCAACTGCTGCTGACATTGTTGCAGATCCATCTGCACCCGATGCTTTTGTTGAGGGTATAATGGAAGGTAAAGAATGGGTTTGGGAAGGAAGTATTCTCAGAGAGAAACTTGCTACTGAAACTCAGAATAAAATTGAGTCTCTTGCGAGTCAAAAACGTCTCGAAGAGAACAAGTTAAATCTTTTCAATGATTTTCTAAAGTCATTGTAAAGTAAAACTTTATAAATAAATATAGATTTTTCACTACAGATAGTAAATCGGAGAGTTCAAATGTCTCGTGGCACACAATTACAGGAAATGGACGGGGGCGTAGCACAATCCAAGACTGCTGTTAACGCAAATGCAGCAGCTGGTGATCCTCTACCCACCGCAGGAAGTAATGCTTCCAACGTAACTACACCTGGCGGTACAGCACAGGTAGAAGATCTTGGCGGTCCTACTCCTGAAAACTACAGTCCAACTGATGATTCCGCTAAGTTAAAAGAAGCTGGTGGTTCATTAAAACAGGTAAAAGACGTAGTTAACAAAAACGCCACACCTGGTGATCAAGTTGCAGGAACAAGTGCAACACCAGTTAAGTCACCAGCCGCTGAAGAGGTTGAAGTAACCGACGAAGTGGTTTCCGAAGAGGAAGTCGTAACTGATGAAGTAGTGGAAGAAACAGTTACCGAAGAAGAGGTCGCTGTTGCACCATCTTATACTGAGGTTGACGTTGAGCAAGACGTTCAAGCTCTTGTAGAAGGTGAAGAACTTTCTGATGACTTCAAAGAAAAAGCAAAAACAATCTTTGAAGCTGCTATCAACGGAAAAGTTCAAGAAATTCAAGAGCATCTTCATGAGGAGTACGAGAAAAAACTCATAGAAGAAGTAGAAGAGATCAAAGGCGTTCTTAATGAGCGTGTTGATTCTTATCTTGAATACGTTGCCGACGAATGGTTCACTGAGAACCAACTCGCAGTACAGGGCGGTCTAAAGGAAGAGTTAACAGAATCCTTTATGACTGGTCTAAAAGGTCTTTTTGAAGAACATTATGTAACTATCCCTGAAGAAAAATATGATGT